TACTTTGAAGTCAGGAGTTTTCAGATCATGATTAGTCAATGAAGGATCAGTCATACGACAACGGTTATTTGGATAGGCACATATCTGTCCGTTATCTAGCTCAATAATATTATGAGACTTATGTTCATCAGGAGATTCAGCAAAATAAAAATCTGGTTCATTTCTATGTGCATGATAATTATCAATAGTAAATAGATAAGTACCTTTCATTATTCCCTGCGTTCTAGTCATAACTTCGAACTCCATATTGAATATGAGATTCTTCTCTACAACTGTTAGGCCAGTATCAAATCCATTCCAGAATTGTAAATCTGTTAAAGGTAAATCAGGTTTTGGAGGTTCAGGTTCATGTGGATGATCAGGGTCCCAGGAAAGAAATGCACTGATAGGTAACTTGTCATACAACGCCCCATACTCCGTGAGATAGGTTTCAAAATATAATGCTCTACCTGTAAGAGACTTACATGTAACCCAGTACCCAAGAGTATATTCTCCGTGTCCATCTCTTAAATCTCTGAGATATTCACGTCTTACCCAGACTTTTGTAGGTGGTAAATTAGCAACTAATGTAGTCATTACACTACCTCCTCCCATACCCAGCCCATATGATATCCGTCTATATAAAGAGGAATACCTATCGAATTCATTAATTCATGAATCATACGTCCTTTACCAAATTTTTTGTTAGCTTCAACATTTTGCATGTGTAAATTATCATCAACTACTATTAATGTTCCTTCTTTAATAACATTTTTTGCAGCAAATAATTCTTTTAAATGATGTCCACATGCCTCCCAATCGTCTAACCAATTGTATATATTAAACGAGTCTAAATACAAAAGATCAACATGACCTTCTAAGGTCGCTAGGAACTCCACAGAATCACTTTCAACCACCTCTGCGTTAGTAGTTACAATCTCTGCATTCTTACATGCTGCAGGGTCAATATCTACTGTTATTAATGTCCCTCCTTTTGCACCTACATAGTTATCAAATAAAACAGTAGAACAACCATCACCTTCAAAATTATAATCTTCACGAACCGTTCCTGTCTCTATGATTACAGGATCTTTTATTCTATTTAAATAGTCAAACATTTTTGTAAAACCTATCTCTCTAAGTCCTAATAAAGGTTTAACTTCTTCATAATAATCATTCCAATTATTACTACCCTTATTTGTTTCTTTTAACTTATCATGCTGCTTAAGTTTCATAACTCAATCCTCACGTAATCTATGTTCTCTTTCTTTAAAGTTAACTCATGATCATCTGCTTTTTCAGAAGGAAAATCATCATAAGCAAAACCTTTAAATCTCTCTCCAGTTTGTTCACCATAATAAAAGCGGACTTTAGTAGATGGCATCTTACAAGTAGCATTTAATTAAAGCATATCAATAACTCAAATTAACCGCAAAAAATATTACCTTTTTTGTAATTATTCTGATAAATTATAAATAGGCAATAAACATTTAATGCTAAATAACAATTTAGACGTTAATTCTCTCGAAGAAATTAACAAGAATCCAGTAAGGATTACATTGAATGGTAAAAGACATTATACGACGCCACTCTCCTCAGGGCCTGCACCTTCAGTAACTACAATAATTTCAGAGACAGCATCAGAACAGAATAAAAAGAAATTAGAAATGTGGTCTAAGAATAATCCAGGGGTAAAAGAAAAGGCAGCAGAAAGAGGAACAGCAATACATTATGGAATGGAACAATATCTAAAAGGAAATAAGGAGCCTGAGATAGCTGAAGAGTACGGAAACTTCTGGTCAGGTTTACCAAAGATATTAGATCAGTTCACTGAAGTACTATGGGCTGAGTCACCTGTGTTGGATAAATTTAAATTCACAGTAGGTTGTGATGATATAGCACGGGTATGGGGATCAGATAACCAAGGAAGAGCATGGGCAGGTGCTCCTGACATAATTGCAGTAGTAAATAATAAATTAACTCTTGCTGATTTAAAAACTAGTGTCAAACCTTACAGTCGTAGATGGCCGAAAGATTACGAAAAAGGTACTCAAGAATGGAGAAACTTATTAGGCGGTTATATGAAGTTTAAAAAAACATGCAAACAGCTTGCAGCATATGACATTGCGATAGAACAAACTTTAGGAATGAAAGTACAACAAGCAGCTGTATTAGTATCAACTCCAGAACGTACTCAGTTATTTAAAATATCAAGAGGGTTCCTTAATTCCTTAAGGCAGGATTGGTATAAAATTGTTGAAGAATATTATAAACAAATAGAAGAATGTTACTCAGAAAGTTAATAACAGAGCTGATATCTTGGCTTAAAAAAGTATGGTTTGAAGCTAAATTACAGGCTAGATTAGATAAAATAGAGAAGAAATATAAAATTAAGTTTGATAAAGAATTAAAAGAAAGTTTTGAGCCAATCTTTGAAGAGAAACCACATGATGACCCAGATTCAGAAGCTGCAAAGCTAGGCGGTGAGATAAGTTTGAAGGCTAAATGGTTAAAAGATTCTGAAGATTAATTCTTAATATTTTGCAAGAAAAATAACATTGTTTTCTTGAATAGGAAGAGATAGGATTATAAATACACAGAGAAATAATTATCGATGGACATCCGAATTTCTATCGGTGAGTGGATGAAAACTCTTCAAGAACGCATGATAGAAGCGTCTGATGGAGATTGTTTTTGTCTTCCCACTGAAATGCACCTACACGCTTTTGGTATAGTAAAAGAAAAATTTCCAAACAAGCATTTTGATGCAAGGATTGTCAGATGACAGAAAGTAAAAAAGAACTCAAACCAGGTCAATTTAATCTCTCATGGATACCCCTTGATTGGCCACTGACCCCTTTAGGGAAAAATAAAGATCCTTATGTCAAAGGATGGCAGAACCAGCCATTCAGCGTAAGGGATATCGAAGACGAGCTGACCACTGGAGAATGTAAAGCCGTAGGTTTACTAGGTGGTCCTGTCTACAATCATCCTTATGGTTTAGTCTGGGTGGATATTGATGGACCTACTGTATATAAAGCCATAGAAGAACTGTGTGGTGACTCTATAGCTGAAGCTTTACCTAGTACTCTTACTATATGTAGTGGTAAGGAAGGTAGAGAACGTAAACTATATAAGTTAAAAAGAGAACAACATAAACATTTCATACGTAATAAGTACACTTGGCATGCGGAAGCACCTAAAGAAAAGCTAGAAATCTTATGGAGTAAGCATCAGGGCGTATTGATGGGCTTACATCCTGATACTCAAGGTTATTACACAGCCAAAGATCAAGGGTTTGAGTATGTAGATAAATTGCCAGATATGCCTGATTGGTTGATGAATGCAATCATAAACAAGAATGCTAAACAAGGTGTACCTTCTAATCAACATACTCGTATCGTCGGTCCTGGATTTGCTCTGAACGCCAGAGTAAATTTAGAACGTGATATACAGTTGGCGACAGAAGCTATGTGGGCATTGCCTCCAGGGGCTACTGATGATTACGATATCTGGATTACGGTCGGTCAATCATTACATTCTTTAGATGACTCACTATTAGATGAGTGGGATAAATGGTCACAACAATCTGACAAGTATCGTAAAGGTGATTGCCAGAAAAGATGGTTCTCCTTCAGTAAAGGAGGAGGTCGTGGTATAGGTTCACTTATACATATAGCCAAGGAGAATGGTTGGAAGCCTTCAGAAAGCTATAAGAGTATGAATGTTGATGATGCACAATTAGAAGAGGACGAAAAACGTTTAAGAGAAATGCAAGGAAAAGTAAACACACCTAAGAAAAAAGTTAAACTTACAGCTACTACTATGATGCCCAAACTAGAGATGGCTGCAGCTCCCTTATCTCCAAGAGGAAGAGATCAGAAACCTAGGAATCCCTCCTCCGATGTAATCTCTCAAATACTATTACAGACATATAAAGGTAATTTAAAGTACAGCCAGCAACAGAACTGTTTCTTTATATATGAATATAAAAGTAAAGGGTTATGGTCTGCCTTATCTGACATAGAGATGAAGGGAGAAGTGAAACATAGATTAGATGTGGTGAAAGATCATCTATTACCTAGTGGTTATAGTATGAATCTCGTAAATGATGTAGTAGAGCAACTTAGAATCTCTGAGATATTTGACGAATGGTATGAAGACAACAGACACTTATTATTTAAAAATGGAATACTCTGCATCGAATCAAAAGAACTCCTCCCATTCGATAGAGGAATGCACTTCACCCAGCAACTGCCATATAACTACTCACCGGAAGCTACCTGTGAACCCATCATCAAATGGCTTAAAAAAGTCCAAGATGGAAACTGGGACAGAGTGCAAGTGCTCAGAGCATGGCTGCGAGCGGTGCTCCTAAGTCATTCAGACGTACAGAAATTTGTTGAAATAGTAGGTCCAGGAAAGTCAGGGAAGTCTACTTACGCTAACTTAGCTCATGCACTGGTAGGAGATGACAACGCAATGATCTCCTCATTAGAGCATTTGGAGAAGAATCGTTTTGAAACCGCTAACTTATATAAGAAAAAGTTATTACTATTCAATGATGTAGAGAGATATGGTGGTTCTGTATCTGTACTGAAGGCAATAACAGGTAGAGATTTAATAAGACATGAAAGAAAATTTCAGTCAGGATCACAGAAACCTTTTAAATTCAATGGTCTGGTTATGATCACGGCAAATGAGCCAATTCAGACTACTGATCCTACCTCTGGGTTAGCTCGTAGACGTCTCACCATACCCTTCGATAAGCCCTTCCTAGGCAAGTCTGCAGACCAACGAACCCTTATAGACATGGACGACCGAGGACGCCCCTTTGGGGACTTCTCATCCATGTTGTCTGGTCTAGTTAACTGGGTGTTAGATATGCCTGCACAAGAGATGAGAGAATACTTGATGGAGACTACAAAGAAGGTCGATTTCTTTGCGAAGCATAATAGAGAACAGATACTTAAATCTAATCAGATAATGGATTGGATGGAGCACTGTTTAGTATTTGATGAGAATGCTTCTGCATCTATAGGACTGGCAAAGGCTGCCCCAGCTGGATCTTCAATCGTTTATATGGCTTCAGATAAATGGTTATATGCAAGTTACTGCGAGTTCTCCAAGGCTTCTAACAGCAACATCTTAGGTAGAAGTAGATTTGAAACATTATTAATAGACGTATGTGTCCACCAGTTAGGTTTAAATGTTTATAAGATGAAAGAACGTCGTGGAGTAAGAGTAGTGAACCTTGCGTGTAGAACATCAGATCAAAAGTATCTCACCTACCCTTCAATTATTGAAGTTGGTTTAAATAAAGAAGAGTGGAAAGAACAATACGGAAGTATATTAAACTCCCCTTAGACCATGCAATTGGGACAACATTTAATTATTGACCTTTACGGGTGCAACTCTGCGTTATTAGATGATCTAGAAGGGTTAAAAACTATCTTCGAAAATTCATTGACTCTATGTAATGCAACGGTGTTAAAGGTTACAAGTAATAAGTTCGAACCTCAAGGGGTTACTTTATTAGCTTTGTTAGCAGAATCACACGCTTCAATGCATACCTGGCCAGAACATGAGTACTGTGCAATGGATTTTTATACCTGTGGACCTACTGCAAAGCCTGAAAATATAATTGAACACCTATATATAAAACTAGGGGCTAATTCTCGTTTAGTAAGAAACTTGGAACGCTCTCCAAAATTGTGTATATTTAAGTAAGAATACACTTCTTAAATGAATAAAAAACCAAAGCTTTTATGGGTAGGAGATATAGTAGCTAAGACAGGATTTGCCAGAGTAACCGAAAACGTATTACCGTTCCTTAAAGATGATTTTGATATCACAGTATTAGGAAACAATTGGTGGGGAGATCCCTCTCCTCTACAGAAGATCTATACAATGTATCCTTCCTCTAATCGTTTCCAGACTGCACCCTTTGGAGAGGAGCGTATTAGAGAAATAGTGATGAAGACTGAACCCGATATTATATTTACTATTAATGACATGTGGATTGTTAATGAACAATATAAACAAATTCAAGACATGCATAAAGATAAGAGGTTTAAATTCATTGGATATGTTCCCATGGATTCTTACAATTGGGTCGGCTGTTTAACAGATACTGCCAATGATTGGGATGGAATTGTTTCATATACCGAGTTCGGAGCCAGAGAATTTATCAAAGCTGGAATAACTCAACCGATAGCAGTAATTCCTCATGGCGTAACTGAGGGTCAATTCTATCCAGTAGACAGAAAGAAGGCTAGAAAGAAGTTAAAGTTAGATGAAGATTTATTTATTGTTTTCAACGGTAATAGAAACCAATTCCGTAAAAGATTAGACATAACTTGTGAAGCATTTGCCAAGTTTGCAGTAGATAAACCAGATACCAGAATGTATTTGCATATGGGATTGAAAGATCAAGGGTGGGATATCATGCCATTGTTTAGTAGGGAAATGCGTAAACGTGGATTAGATCCTAATGGGAGAATAATAATGACCACGAATACTCAAGATCCTCCTAACGTTGAAGTGGACATGCTGAATACTATATATAATGTATGTGATGTAGGCGTGAATACTTGTAAAGGCGAAGGCTGGGGTCTGGTGAACTTTGAACATGCTGCATGTAAGGTTGCCCAAGTAGTGCCTAACCACACTTCTTGTAAGGAGATATTTGAAGGTTACGGACAACTTATAAATTGTAATCATGTTGATGTCGACACCACTTTTGCTAGGGAAATGCCTTGCCCAGATGCTGATCACCTTACAAGCATCCTTAATGAACTGTATGAAGATAGAGGAAAACTTAAAGCGACAGCGGAACTCTGCTACCTAAGAGCTACTGATCCTCAATTTCATTGGAAAAACATTGCATCACAGTTCGGTGGGGTCTTCCAGGACACATTGAACGGTGTTGATCACTCCGTAGTAGAGCCTGAAAAAAGAATTAAACCTAAAAAGAGAAAAAAATCTAGAAAGATTGGATCTAAAAAGTAGAATTAGCTATAGTTATAGTAAAGTTTTAAACCAAATTAACATGATTAAAGATAATCTTACAGGGGAAGATTGTAACTGTAATTGTTGTATAAATAGAAAACAAATAGAAGAAGATAAGAATAATTATCATATAAAAATTTATAGACCATGGGGATGGTATCAAACCACTATGGAAGGAGAAGACTTCAAGGTAAAAACAATATGTATTGAAGAAGGTAATCGTTTAAGTTTACAAAAACATCATCATCGTACTGAGGTGTGGATAATAGCTTCAGGTTTTGGATCTGTTTATTGTGATGGTACTTGGCATCTAGCTCATCCTAAAGACAAATTTACTATAGAAGTTGATACTTGGCACCGTGCAAAAGCTATGCGAGGTGATCTAATTATCTTGGAATTACAACACGGAAAGGAATTATATGAAGAAGATATAGAAAGACTTGAAGACGACTATGGAAGAGCGTTAGTATCTGGTTGAGGGATTTGGGTCCCCTCGGTCATAGGTTCATGTTTGCAAAGTGCTACTCCCCTTGCTATCACAGCTGGGGGAGTTTTCTTTTTACTTCATTTTCTGTTAAAACTAAGAATGAAATCTTTTTACTTTCGTCGTGAGCTAAATAACATATTATGACAAAATGTAAGGTCTATTAATAGACTTATGAGACTTAAATAACAGCGAATAAACATTACACTATTGACAAATTGTTATTTAAGTTAAAATCAAAAAGAAAATTAGTTCATTCACAGTTTTATGTCAAGAAATTATAAACCAATGCCCCCAATTTGGCGGCTGAACGAGTTATTTAAGCTGTCAAATCAGTGTCCAAATGGATTAGTTTGGCGTGTAAATAAGGCTAGCAACAGTCCAGGTGATCCAGTGGGTAAGTTAAACAAATCAACTGGTTATTATATGGTCTCCATAGATAACGAAGTGTATATGGTTCATCGTATTGTTTATTATTTAAGGATGGGAATCTCTCCTGATGCTCATAGCGTACAACACCTAGGAGAAACTAGAGATAACAGGACTCCTTTGATTGAGACTTATAAGACACCTAACAATAAAAAGATAATGGCTTCAGGATTTAAAATATAATGGCTAATGTAATAAAAACGTTTGAAACTACGAACTTCAGACATGTAAAAAACATCCATGAATTAAATGATTCAGAGTTACATAATCATGGTTATTATCGTGGATATCAATGTCCCCATGGACATGAAATAAGGGACATAGAAAATCATTGGTGTTATGAGTGTGTACTTAAAATTAAATCCAATATATGTGGCTTTGATTTAAACTTTTTAACTAACGATTTTAAAAATAAATATTATAAACTCTGGAAAAAAGTAGAGATAGGAGAGCCTGATGAATGTTGGAACATGAAATTAACAGGTAATAAGAGTCCTAATCGTGTATGTTTTCCCTCTTATAGAACTTTTTATAGTAGACAAAAATCAGAAAACGTAAACGCACATAAAGCTATTTACCAATGTGCATGGGGAGATATAGGAACTATGAGTGTGACACGTTTGTGTGGAAATCCATGGTGTGGTAATCCTTTACACATGATCTCTAGCTGGAATGCAGGTTTTCCTCCTTCTAAATTAACTCCTTTTCACATTGATTTTGATGCTGAGAAATTAATGAGGATATCTAAAGCACGTATGTTAAATAGAGATCAGGAAATAATTAGAGATTCTTATAAGGCAACTATCGCACATCCTTTGCATGTAGAGGCTGCTCCAGATTATGATGAAGGGTAGGACTACAAAATAAGATATGACCCGTGTAAGTCAGAGACCACAGAGACAGAGGACGTCTGCTGATCCACTACAGATAGGTACTTTTAATTCAACTTCTATTAGAGTTTTAAAAGGTAATTTAGGTCCTGTTTCAAGACCTAATGCAGGAGGATATGGAGGAGGTTCCTTTAATCATTGGTTTAAAGTTAAATTAGAACAAAGTGGATGGATAATAATAGCTAATGGTTCTACTAAACCTAAATTTGTAAACGTTTCTGCTTATGATTTAAATAAAAATCCTATAGAAGGAAGAGCTATATTCCAGGCAGATAGTATTGATCAAACCAGTACAACTGATGGATCTAGACAATATCCATATCTGGGAACTGTACAAGGAGCACAATCAGATACTTATAACACTTTCGATGCAAGAAGATTAGATAGAGGAGATGATAGATACTTTGCTTTACCTATAGGAGAATATTTAATTTGTATATCTAGTGTCAGGAATGAACCAATAGATTATGCTGTAGGTGTAGTAGTTGAGATCTCAGATCCATTCCCTGTTCTACTTTTAGAAGACTTTACTCGTTTACTATTTGAAGATACTGCAACACAAGATAATATTATCTGTGACACAACTCCTAACTTTACTGGAGATGACGCTCATGATCATTCCTTAACGGAATGGAAGTCAGCCTGGAGTAGAGAAAGACAAGAAAATGAACCATTCCCAGAATTCTTAACCGCTTATACAACTACTTTATAAAAATGAACGCTAGAAAACTCTACAATTTACTACTAGACGGAAAAGCAAAGAAGAATAAAAAAGGAGGTTTAGCTGCTAAATTTGAGAGAACATGTGAACAAATGCCTTACTTACCACAATGTAAGGTGTATGACGTGTAAATTAAGTAGGAAAAAGAAAGTAATAACGGATAAGTTATCCAACGGGGATAAATTCAAAGTAATAAGAAGACCTTTTAAATTTCCCAATGGAAAATATTTTTGGCTGGTAGGAATGGTGGCTTCTAAAAGTAATAGAGCTTTAAATGATTGGATAAATGAAAGAACTAAAAGAAAGAGAGTAAGAAAATTAAACCATTTTCACCCTAAAAAAAGAGACGTAAAAGCTTTACGGATAGCTGTTAATGCTGCAAAAGACTGGATAAAAGAGATCCCTGATGGAGATTGTTTAGTGTTTAGAGCAGAAGGTGCAAAGTCAGATCAACTCTTTAGAATTTACAAGAAATGGTTTGCTACACATGAAGACATACCTTGGGTGATATCCGAAGAACATAAATCATTTTTCTTTTACAAGAAAAGGTCTTAGAATAGGAGTGTTAACCACATAAAACAATGATTGCTTTAATTAAACCAATATTGATAAAATTTGCTACTTCAGATTCAGTTAAGAAGTTAGTAATTCAATTGCTAGAAAAATTAGTTGAGTCTACTGATACAGAATTAGATGATGCTGCTTTAATCATGGTCAAAAAAGGACTAGGCTTTCCTGTCACAAAGAAGTAATAACTTAAAATTAATGTAGCATTACATTAATAAATGGAAGATACAAAAGAGAAAGAAGGTATTGAGTGGGGTGATTTGTTTGGTCACGCTATAAGATTTCTTATTTTGACCTGGAGTTTATCAATGATGACTCTTGGATACATGGGCAAAGTAAGAATAGATGGAGCGTTCACTGCTGGACTCGTCAGTGGTGTTCTCGGAAGCTACGGAATTTCCGTGGGAAACAAGAAAAATGGAAATGGCAATGCCCCTAAAATAGTTACGGATACTAAGAAAAATGTATAGCAACAGAGAAAACAAAAGATTATCTATCTTTTCGATCTCTCTTGCTGTTTTATTAGGTGCATCAAATGTATCTTTGATTACTTATTTAGTAAGTACATCAAACCATAAAAAAATACCCTCCTTCGATATACCAGTAGGTCCTTACACTTCTTATCGCTTAACTGCAACTAAAAACGGCTACACTCTTTCTTATAAAGCAAATGATCCAGAGAAATTTATAACTCGTACAAGAACATCTACTCCCAAAGGTCTATTCGGAGGTAAGCAAGAGGAAGTAGATTTATACGAAGAGAACACTCTACTTGGTAAAACATCTACCAAAGTTGGAGAAGAAATTACTGATGAGTTAATTGCTTGTATAAAAACTGAAGGAGCTGGAGAATCCACAGGGAGATTGATAGGTACATCTATTGGAGCACAAGCTGCCCCAGCTGTATCCCAAATTCCTGTAGTAGGCTGGTTAGCTGCTGGATGGGTTGCAATGTTTGGTGGTAATAAAGGTGCGGATGTCGGAGGAGAAATTGCTAAATCCTTTAATGATTGTTAATCATGTTCGTAAACAAACTAACGCTAGTAACAGGAGGATTCGATCCCATACATAGTGGACATATCGAATACTTCAAAGCAGCAAGTGAATTATCTGACTTTTTAGTCATTGGTTTAAACAGTGATGAATGGTTGATAGATAAAAAGAAACAAGCATTTCAAGATTGGGATGAAAGATCCAATATTATTAAACATTTGGACATGGTTTCAATGGTTATAAATTGGGATGACTCAGATAAAACTGCTTGTGGAGCTATAGAAAAATGTCTATCCATAGCTGATGAAGTTATATTTGCTAATGGAGGAGACAGAATTGTTGGTAACACACCAGAACTAGATGCTTACACAAATAATAAAAGAGTTAAATTTCAGTGGGGTGTAGGAGGAGACTATAAGATTAACAGTAGTTCTTGGCTTTTGAACAATTATTATAAGGATCGGGTATTAATTGGCGATGATAGAATTTAATCAATACTTGTCTATAAAATAAAATGTTGAAGTATTTATCATTATTAATATTATTGTCCTTCCCTTCTATAGCTCGAAGTGACATCTATCACTCGATTTCTAGCTCAGTAAAGCTAGAGGTTTCAGCAGCAGCCACAGCTGCAGATCGTATCGGTAACTCTATGAGTATTTCTGGATCTGGAGTCAATACGACCGATGGGACCACGTCTGGGAGTGTGGGTGGCTTGGGAGCTGCAACCAATGGAGTAAATGCTTATACAGCGATCACAGCAAGCCAACTTACTGATGGGGACGCTTTTGCTTTTAGTTCTAGTTATACAGCTGGAGATACAGTAGCTACAAGCTTAACAGTTGGTGAGACAAGTCCATTCGGGGATTTGACGAGTACAGCGGCAGGTGTGGCTGGTTCACTTGCAGGTACAATTGATACGAAAAATGACCTAACAATAGTAGCCGGGGGAGCTGGTACTAGTGTGACTGGGCAATTTATCGTGGGATTAACGTTGGAATAGAATGAGACAGTTGATATTGCTGTTTATATTTTTACCTGTCCCTTTAAAAGCATCACCCATATCAGGTGCATTTACTACCGGGACCATGAATTCGACTACCACTACAACTCAAACTATAGTTGAATCAGTGGTATCTAAGGACTATAATTCAGGATATACCTATACTATCGCTGGCACTGGCATTGAGATGCAGAATAGCGGTAATATGGTACCAAGTGCTGTAAACACAACTGGAACTACAGATGGGGTTAGTTATTCATGGACTGGTTTAGATTTCAGTACAAAGCCAACGTGGAAGCAAACAGAAAACGGAGCGGCTTTTCAATTAAGCGAAAGTTATTCTGGACCAGGCTTGTCCAATGTCACAACCATAAATCGACAAATCACCGTAGAAAGTACGCAAATCACACAATCAATTTTTCAAAGGTAGCTTTACTATTACTGCTTTCTCCCACGGCAGTATTAGCTAATGCAGTAAGTCAGTCAAATACAGGGAGCGTTACGAATCAAAATTATAATGTCAATAATGGTAATTTCCATACCAACCAATATGGTGGAAACATAGTCTGTCAGGGACCTATGATGAATATTACTCCCTTCTCAACATTCAATACAAATTTCCAAAGACCTTTTGATCATAGATATGAAACACCAGTATATGATCCGACTGATATAGTAGGAGATTTTGATGATGATGGTTCACCAATCGGAGACGGAACGCCCGATAATCCCGGACGTATACTCTACTGGTCCCAGAATTACTCAGGTACTAACAAGGATTCTTATTCTTTAGGAACAGGAATCACATTAAATTTCAGTATCCCATTAGATAGAAAACTTGGTAAGTTATGCAAAGATGCTGCTTCAACACAAATAAGTATTCAACAGCAAAAGTTAAAGAACCTTGAGCTTGAGTGGCACGTTGGAAGGATAAAGCATTGTGGGACGCTAATGCAATCCGGAATAAACGTAAAAAAAAATTCACCCTTCTATGAAGTTTGCAAGGATGTTGTTTTAACGCCGAAGCCTAATCAGATTGAGTCTCACTATCATTCTGTTTCTTCCGAGAAGCCGTAATCTTTTTCATAATATTTTTTGTTGCCGCTTTGATTATATTAATTAAGGCGGGTGAGGTCGCCGCTATGGAGGCTATGATGACTGTGTTTATGACCAATGATGGTTCTGGCATCCAAGTAGAGACATAATCGACATCTTCCCAAATGGTTAGGCATTGTGTCTTGTCTTCATTATATTTAAACTCCTTAATTCGTTCTAAGCGTTTCTCATTAGCGAATGAGCCTACCCTCAGCTTTGAATTAGGATCTGGGCAGGGAGGGAAGAATGTTTTCTCCTCTTTCTTTTTTGGTACTTCTGTCTTTGTTTGTTCTTTAAGTATTACTGGTTCTTCTGTTTTCTCTTCCTTTACTTCATCATTTGAGTAGATCATCTTAGAACGATCATACTGGATAGGAGTTATCTCAGGTACTTCCCCCCACGGACAAGCCCAGAATGCACCGGTGGGATCGTCGTTTACAAGATTAGGATTTTTATCCGCATCACGGTGTGTCTTATAGCAACCAGGTAGTAATAAAGAAGGTTCACTAAAAGCTGGGTTAGATACAAAACCACCAAATACTCTGACAGGAGGAATTATTTCAACTGGGATATTAGGTATGGATATATCTGGTATGGATATATCGGAGATACTCATTTAATAGGCAGAGGTATAGATTTTCCTGTTATAGCAGGTAATTGATTTCCTATTGCACTGGGAAGAGCTTTTTGTATATCTCCCATCACTTTACTTTTTATAAGTTTTTCAAAGCTACCACTGGTTATATATTTATAGGTATAAAAACCTCCACCAATAATTCCTACTAAACCAACGGTGTTAAAAATAATTAATCCTGTTAGAACTTTTTGGAAGATAGAATTTTTGCAAGACATGATAAAACAATACTATTATTTAAATTTTACTAAGCAGCCTTTAATGCTGCAACTTCGGTTTCTAATACTTCTATCTTAGCGATAGCTTCTTGTAATGCTTTTGTAAGATGTGCAGTTATACCGACTGAATTAACTGAGTATCCATCGCTTTTAATTCCACCTTTAGTACCTTTGGCTTCATCATTAAGAGTTGGGTCATATTCAGTTCCATCTACAAGATTAGGTAATACTGTTAAAACTTCTTGTGCAATAAATCCACTAACATTATCTCTTCTTGTTTCGTCAATCCAATCAAATGTAACTGGTCTTAATTTTTTTATTACTGCCATAGCACCATCGGCTATGGATGCAATGTTTTTCTTTAATTTTCCATCAGAAGTATTATTAAAGTCACCACTTATAACTAAAGAATTATCCATGGTCATAACAACAGAATGTGCTCCATCACTACCATTAGTTCTTCTAAAGTTCATAGCATATCCAGCATATCCAATATCCATGTACTTTGTTCTAGCAACACCATCAGAAAAAGATTGCAGATTCAATTCATTATCAATATTGATAGCGTTGTATATCTTCACTCCATTAGACCATGTTTCAAGCTTTTTATTGCTGTCGTAATAAAGATCTACGGCTCCGTTTTCATGACAATGAATAGCTGTATTAAGTCCTCCAGCCCCTATACTTCCATTTCTATTTTTAATAATTACATCATTAGCATAATTTCCAATTTCAAGATCTAAACTAGTATTATGATGCGTTATAAATGCATAATCGGCTCCAGATAAATCACCATTAGAAGCATCCATAAAGAAATGTGCACTACCTGTTCCAGTTGCTAAAATCCTTACATCAGCCCTATTAGATCCTGTACTCTTGACTGTTATATCAGCAACACCATTAGCGTTTGTAACTTCTACGCCACCAGTTTTGGTCTCAAACTTTTTACTGTTGTCATAATATAACTCTACGGCTCCGTTTTGAATAAATCTTGCCAAAGTCTCAGTATCTCCTGCGTTCATAAATTTATAATCAGCAGAATTAAATCTCATATCAGCAACGCTTGAAATTACTAGATTACCTGTATCACTATCAATAAAAGAGTTTGTTCCATTATGAAATAACTGTAAATCTCCACTATTTCCAACATTTATATTACCGTTATCATTAACATTTAAGTTTCCTGTAGCAATAAAATTTCCTGTAACTGTAGCTCCAGTACTTGTAGTCTCAAACTTTTTAGTGTTATCAAAATTAAGTTCTACAGCACCGTCAGGTTTACAAATTAAACTATCCTCACCAAATTTACCTTGTAAAATAACATTTCCAGTTGTATCACCTATTATTAAATTACCTGTAGTATTTTTAATAAAACTATCCGTACCATCGTGATAAATTTGTAAGTCATTTCCAGCACCAAGTCTTAACTTAGCTGAATCATGTTCAAGATCAAAATTACCACCTGTAGTAATATTAGAATCTCCACCACTAGCACCACTTAAATATAAGAGAGTCGAACCACCGTCTTTTAAATGAAACTCACCTTCATCGCCAGTTCCAACGTGTCTTAAAATAGCACTGGTATTACCATTACCATGAACAAGAGTTAAACCATTTTGTGATCCATTAGAGGTAATTGTTGCTCCAGTACTAGTTGTCTCAAACTTTTTACTGCCGTCATAAAACGCTGTTACTGCACCATTAGCAGCAAAAGTGAGAAAATTCTCATCCGATGCTAAATTTCTAAATCTTTGATCATTTCCTAAATAGAAAACAGTTGATCCATCTGAATAAATTTGTAGGTCTGCACCACTACCAAAGACAGCTTTAGCATTATCATCGAAAATTAAACGGTCATGGGAAGTATCCCATTTTGCGTTTCTACCTGATGTTGTTCCTGTAAAGATTGCATCACCTGATGTGGTTGAGGTGAATCCATCTGTAGTAAGCGATCCTGTAACTGTCGCACCACTACTTGTTGTCTCAAACTTTTTGCTTGCATCATAGAAGAGTTCTACGCTTCCGTTTGAAATAAATTTAGCTTTCCATTCTGTTTTTGCTTTATTTAAAATATTTACATCATCAGCATATAAATTTAAATTGCCAGTTCCAGCATTTTCAATAAAGCTGTTGTTTCCATCATGATAAATTTCTAGATCATTACTATTACCAAACTGCATTTTAGTGTTGTCACTAAACTGTCTAGCAACAGCGTCTACCCAAGCAGCTCCGGTATAAACCCTAAACTTATTAGTAGTAGTATTAAATATTAAATCTCCAGCATTAAGACTGGTTGTAGGATCTGAGTTAACAATCCTATAAACATTAGCAAAGTTTTGTATTTGGTCTAAGTTACTTGCAGCTGTATTAACATTGGTAATGCTTCCAGCAACAGTAGTAACGTTAGAGCTATTTGCACCAACTACCTGTACATCATTATTAATGCCAGATACTGTTTGTACATGAGATGATATCCCTGCAACTGTAGCTATTTCATTAGGTATAGCAGATACAGCTGTAACGCTAGTAGCGTCAGGAGATAATCTGTGGAATGTATATGTATGAGTTGTTCCTGTTGTTTCAACAATGACACCATAACCAGCGGGTAGGACCGTAGTACCTAAACCAGTAATAGTTACATCATTTCCTGAGCCAGCTCCATCTGTAATTACAATCGAACCACCACTTGGTGTTCGTGCAGAGGACATGGTTTTAATAGAAACAAGCGTACCTGTTCCGTTATTAACATCAGGGTTTGTAGCCGGGAAACTTGTTTCGTTTGCGATAGGTACGAAACCACCTACGTCGTCAACTAAGTCAACAATACGTGCATCGATAGCAGCAGTTGTAGCAATAAAGTTATCACTACCAGACCATGTAGCTCCACTGGTTATAGTTTCACTACTGTCTTGTCTAAAGTATCTAGTATCTAATTGACCGTTGTTTAATTCGGCTTCAGTAAAATATCTATTATCTAACTGACCGTTGTTTAATTCTGTTTCTGTGAAGTAGCGGTTGTCTAGTTGACCTCCATCTAATTCTGTTTCTGTATAGTAAAGATTATTTAGTTGTCCTCCACTGAGTTCTGTTTCAGTGAAATATCTATTATCTAACTGTCCCGCATTAAGTTCAGTTTCGGTGTAATACCTATCATCTAGATTGGTAGAACCAGCCGATGTAACGTGACCCTGAGCTGAGATAGTAATGTCTTGTAAAACATTTCCAGCACTGTTGTTAATGGTTGTATTTGCACCAGTAACATTGTGACTAATAGTGACTTGACCACCACTCGCAGATTTTGATAAATCAGTACCGACTAAAACGTCAGATTCTATAGCAGTATCAATAGTTGCATCTAATGTTGTTTTGTTAACTCCATCAGATCCACTTACTGGATTACCAAGATTGGTGATTTTGTTATTACCAAGGCTTAAGTCACCTTGCATAGCATCATCACCAAGTGTGCTCATAGCGTTGTTGTCAACTTCTTGAGCTACATATAAAATCTGGTCTATGTTGTCGTTTAAGTCTTCTGCTTTAATTGCAGATCCGGGATAAAATGTCGCCTTTTTATTGTCGTTATCTGTATCTCGGAATATTAAAACTACAACTCCATTAGCTGGAGCTGTGTTCATTTGTACTGTTGTAGCGTTGGCGAGAGAGTATGTAGTTGTCGCTTGCGTAACACCGTCAAGTTTAACCTTGACGTCTGTTGTCGCTAAATATGGAAATGTAAATGAATATAGAACGGTTGAACCGTTCCCTGTGTATTGGTTCTGTGTGACAGCCATTTACGCTAAAAAAGTTATTTGACTGAGTGGATATTTATTTGGGTATGTTTTTTATTTTTTCTATTGCTTGTTTTGTTTGATTTTCAGTTTCGTAGTCTCCTCGTACTCTTGCTCTATCTCCAAGTAAACCAAGTTCATGTTCCTCAGAAAGTATCTGGGCTTTAGTACCAGCTTCCTCATCATGTAGTAAAGAAGTCCAAGCTCTACGTTTTGCGTTTCTAAAAATGTTTCTTAATTGATCAGCATGTAATGTATTACGTGGTTCGTATTTCTCACCAGCTGTTCTATCTTTTTCCATCTCAAGGATGGATTGTTTCATCTCAGGGAACTTATTGAAAAATTCAGTTATTTCAGCTTCAACATTTTCCTGTCCCATATAGAACTGGAACTTAGATTTAAGATCAGGATGACCTTCTAAATTCTCACCATTAGGTCCAGTATTAAATGTTTGCTTTAAATTAACTCCACTTCTAAATAGAAGTTCTCTTGTTTCATTTGACGTACCAATGTTTAAATTTATAGGTAATATTGCGTTAGTAAGTCTTGTAATAGGTTCCCAGTCTCTTAGTATTTCTCCATTTAACTGGTCATACCTATATGGAAGCATTTGACCTTTTGTAACTACATCAGCCCATAAGTTTCTATTACCTATACTTTGCCAGAATCCTGATTCTAATTCACGCATACCGGGAGAAAGTAATTTACCAATCTCGTTACGCATAGAACCAAGTGGTATCTGGTTATTTACAAAGTTAGCTGCAACTCTAGGAGCATCAGCACCTTGAGATGTCATTAAATCTGACAGTTGTAAGAGACCAGCTAAGAATGATTTGTTAATTACGTTTGCTTGAATTATGTATGAAAGTTTTCCAAAGTTATTGCCAGTCCACTCGTCTCCCATAACTTTTTGAGAGTCGACTATATCAGCTACAAACCCAAGGATTCCATTAAATGGTTCTAAGGATTCATAACTAACATAAGAATCACCAATTTTTATTGATCTAGGTTGCCAGCCAAAAGCTTGCATTGTACTTCTTAGACCTCTATCTGGTGGTCCATTACCTGTAATCTGACCATTTAGTGCAGCCCAAGCAACCATACCGGTAAAGCCATAACTTATAGCCATTCTTCCACGCATAGTAGCTTTAGCTATTTCATGATCACTAGCTGTTTTAATTCCATACTGTAATAAGTCGGGATGATCCCAAGACTTACTCATGATGTCAGCATGTTCTTTAATATAAGAGTTAAGAAGAGGTGTGTACTTTGATGTCATTGTCAAAGCGTTAACACCAGTTCTTGCGAACAAAAAGAAAGGTCTAAAGAATGGTGCTTGATCAAACATCTTGTCTAATGACTTAGCAAATCCTGTTAGTTCCTGAGTAAGCTTTGCTTCATCAGCAGCAAACTTTGCCATTTCATCTGTAACACGTCCATCACCATCAAATACTTTTCCTTCAAAATCAACTTCAGCTGCTCTGACTAAATCATCTAGATCTGCATCAGATACAACTAACCCTTTATCATTTACTTTCTTATATACGTTTTCAAAAGCTAGTTGTCTTTGTCTACCTCTACCTATTATTTGAGTAAAGAAGGTATCCATAGACCTCATAACTCTAGGACCATAGTTAAATACAGGAATCTTATTAATACCTCTAAGAGCATCTGCAAACTTAGCACTAGCTCTATCGCCAGCAGTTCCATAAGTAGCTGCCCAAGACATCATCTGTTCCCATTCTTGGTCTTTCTTATTTTTTATATATCCTCTAAATCCTTCTTCATTCATGTTGTAAGACTGAAAATCAGCTACAGCTTTACGCCATGCTTCATTTCTAGCTTCAACCATTCCACCAATATTTTGGAATGCTCCTCTCATAACAGTGTCATCAGATCTACCGATAGCACCAAGCATGGTTGCAACAGGACGCATAACAGTTCCCATACCAGTACCTACTAATGCACGTACAGGTGTTTTAGAACCAGACAACATAGAGTTAACACCCATAGTCATCATCTCGTTTAGTATTGCGTTCCTTTGATATTTATCACCTTGCTTATATCCTCTGAGCTTACGTTTAAAAAACGCATTAAAATCTTTAAATGTCTGAGCACTACCATTGCTTTCAGCATTAAAATGTAAAAAACCTTCTAGTAAAGCATTATCAGGGTCATTTTTAAGTACCTCTTTAACAGCAGCCATTTCAGCAGCAGCTTCATCTGAAGCCCTAGCAATAATTTCTTTTTTAGATATAGCTCCTCCACCATAAGATCTAAGTTCAGCAGAACTAGCTAAACTAGCTTCTTTTCTTAATCGTCCTAATGCAGAGTATCTAGCCATTATTCCATCTAATAATGAACCGTTAGCAGATATATCTATTTTATTTGCAACACTAAATCCACCTTTTTGTAAATCTCGTGCTTCAAATAATAACTGACCTTTTATTAAGTCAAGAGATCTTAATTGAACTGGACTTAAATAATGAAGAACTTGACCATCAGCAATTTCTGTAGCAGCTCTTGGATCACCAATATACTTAAGAACATCATCTTCAGAAATATCCATTAATCTGGAATGACCTGAGTCATCCATAAATGTAAGAAGATCAACTGCTGATCGTCTTAAATCTCTATCTAAAGCCTTGTTAGTTACAAAACCAGATAGTCTTTGAAAAGATGGGCTTGCTTCTAAGTTTTTACCTAAAGCATTAACTTCTTCAAGCATCATACCAGGGGCTGTATATTCAGTCCTACGGATGTTAGCTTCAGTCAATGGACCTCTAGGAGAACCATACTTTTGAGTAGGATTATTACGAATCTCGATCATATCCCTTACACCCTCAACAGGATTATCTGTATTGGTTAATGCTTGGTTATCAGTAATATCTCCGCCTTTATAGTAAGCAGGGTTTTCTCTAGGTTTACCAGATGCTACATCATACTCAAGTTGTTCTTTCTGGAGTTCCATGTTTGCTTCACCTTGCTTCCTAGCTCGTCTTGAAAAGTCGTAGTTAGGACCAAAATCAATTTCATTCTTTTCAGCAAACTCAGACATCTTTTGTATCTGTAGTTCTGGATCTAATCTTTCCCAACCTTTATTTCTTTTAAGAAACTGTGCTTTTGGTAGTGGATCTACTCCAGCTTTTTTAGTTTTATTAGTGTATTTACGATATTCAGCTTTATCGTAAGCTGCTTTAGCACCTTTAAGTACAGCAGCTTCTTTAGCTACATTATCTATTTCAACACTTTCATCTAAAGCTTTTAGTAAATCATCTTTATTTCCAGTAATTGCTTTCTGTGATTTCTTAGCACTTTTACCATAAGCTTTGACACCTAAACCAACAGCTTCAAAAGTCACATCCATCAATCCGCCTAGACCTAATCCTTCACCCATGTTGTAAAAGGACTTCATAGCAGGGGACATAGTTTCAGTCGTTGCTAATGGTTCTAGTATTCCAGCTTTATTAGGAAAGGTATCTACAAGAACCCTAGCCATGTTAGTTTCCTGTGACTGGTTACTTACTAAATCGTAAGTTGCACCAGATACAGCAGACATTCCAACACGACCTAATCTTTTACCTTTAGCTACAGCAGCTATTCCTTTAAGTCCTCTAGCACCCCAAACTAATTTGCCAGCAGCAAGTGTACCACCAACAAATTCAACACCAGTTCTTAAAAACTTACCCCATCTTGTTTCAGTAATAGGGGCATTCTTTATTAATAGAGGAGAGTCATACTTCCATGGGTTACTAGGATCTGTAGGTTGATAAAACCTTTTATCTAATAACTTAGGTAGTGATACAACACTGTTGTAAATATCAATACCACCACCAACTACTGCATCAGCAACTTCCTGTGCATTCTCTTTAAATCCAAACTTCTTTGGATCTGTAGGAGCACTGGGTTGTTCACCACTAGCTTCTGGAGTAGGTAACTTCTCTTCTAATTCTTTCTCTTTTTGTCTTTGTATAGAACGCTCATGAAGGTCATAGCGTCCAGTATTATAAGAATCCATTAATCACTCTCCAGTTCTCGTCTCATATCGTCAGTAAATTGGTAATAGTTAAAACCTTTTAAAGCAAAGTCAGCAGCAAATATATTTGATTTAGTTTCTTCTACAACTTTTCTAGTTTCAGTAGGTCTAAGACCTCTGCTAGTTTGTTTTAGTTCACCTGATTCAACCTTTGCTTTATTAGCTTGAATACTTTGTCTTATGCGGTCAAATAAAAATTCTTGTTGTAGTGATAGTTGTCTGCCTTCTTCTAACTGGGCATCCATTTGTGTATCAACAAACTTGACTATGTTTTTTATGTTTTTATTAAACCTGTCAGTAGCTTGCTTTTGTGATATACCTCTACCTCTACCTTTTTTCCTTTGTTTATAATTAAATGGAAGAGTATAGTATTGCCCTAGTCCGGGTAATGGTTCATCCATTCCATCAATAATAAAAGTACTTGTATCTAATTCTTTTTCGTATCTAAAAATTGATAACTGTGTTGCAGCATTAAGAGTATCTTCATTACTAATAATTCCAGCAGTTTTAGCTCTATAAATAGAAGATAGGTTTAAATCAAATGCACCAATAGATGCAGCCATACCAGAATTAAGGATATTCATAGATTGCTCTACAGTCGTAGAGTCCAACAATACGCCCATTTCAGATGCTTCTTTTAATCCATTAGGTGTTCTAACAACTTCATATGGTTCATTAAAAGCAGATCCAATATCCTTAGAAATCAATGCTTCATACTTAGCAGCATTACCTTCCGACATATCACCTGACTTTTCTAGTGTTAAATCTAACGCTCTAAAAGTTTTAGCCATAGATGGCATGTTAGTCATTAGATGTCGATACTCAGGATCTGTAGCTGTAAATAAATTATCTAATCCTTTCCTATCTATTTCTTTTTCACCATTAGCTTTAAGTCTCATATTGACTATGGCTATAGGATCTAAGTTAGGTAGTTTGCTATTTAACTCTTCGAGTACGCGTGGCATTGCACCACCATTCTTTCCATAGTTAATTATCTGTAAATCTTGTGCATCAGTTAAACTATCAGTTTCAGAAAGTAAAGATGGATTATCTGCAATAGAAGTTATTGTTTTAACTTGAGCTATTTCTTCAGCAATAGTATCAAAAAAACTATATTTAAAGTTTGCACCTAAACCTTCAGATCTATACAAACCTGATTTTGGGTCCATACTTGCTAAGTAATCACTTAATGCAGCATTAGCTAAAGAGTCTTTATCTTGTATATTCTCAGCATTATTCTCATCAAAATATTTAAACAAATGCTTATAAAAATCTTTTTTAGCGTGTGGTAAAAGTAAATCTATCTGTGGACTGTGTATATCAGTTTCTGTTTTACTACCAGCCATAAGCTTCATTTGCTTTTTTAATGTACTAGTAATTGTTTTATCAAACTCTCCTGATAATCCTCTGCCTTCAAGTGTTTTAGAAAATAATCTTTTCCTTTGTGCAGCTGAAATTTGTGGAGACATGATATCAGAAACAGTAAATACTCCTCTTTCATCTTCTACCTGTGCAGCCCAAGCATCCCATTTCTGGTTGTCATAATCCTCAAGAGGACGATTCATACCATCAATAAGTGCTTTACCTTTAGCTGACTTTTCAAGATCAGACATTGTGACATTCTCACCGTTAAGTAAATTGTCAACAACTTTTTTATATAAAGCTGGATGCTGTGCGTATCCCTGTTGCTCTTCAGTGTTTTGTATGACTGTCAAAGCTTGATCTATGTTTTGATTTAAAAGAGATTCATGTTGTTTTTCAGCTTCGTTATACCTTTCATTAGCTTTTTTATATACAGCAGAAACTCTGTTAGGAAACTCTTGAGCTATTGTTGTTTCTTTACCTTTAATAATAACTGGTTCATTAAACTTCTCAGTCCAGAACGCCATGCCATATTCGTCATCAGTTCTTGCATAGTGTTCAGCATAGTGAAAGTCCTCATCTAAACTTCTTTTTTTATCACTTACAGCAGATACACCATTCATAATGTCCTGTGGACCTTCACGCCACAGTTCAATTATTTCTATACCTCTAGTTTCATATACTTGTGCTTCTTTGTTCTTTGCAACTCTTTCAAATAATTCTTTCTTTTCTTGACCAATTACTTTATCTAGCATTGGTCTTAATTCTTTATTTAAAAAGCTTGGAGAAAAACCAGCTTGTTGTAGCTGGTCCATCTTTCCTTCATAAAAAGAATCTAATATTGCAACACTTGTAGAAGCATCTGTTAACTTATCATTAACTTTTTCTTTGTTAAAAGAAGTATTGTTACGTGTGAAATTTTCTTTATGGTTTGCAAGATCTCCATATATTGTAGAGTTAAAGTTGTTGCGAACCATATGCCTTTGCACAGCAATCATTTCCCATGCGTTAAGGCTATTATCAATCGTATCTTTATAAGAAGGATGACGTTCTCTCATCACTTCTTTTAGTGTTCTACCTTTTTTAACTTCGTCTAAAACTAAATCATATTGTTCTGTTCCAAGTTGCTCTTCTAACTTTCTATCGATAGATCTTGCTTTACCCATGATAGCGTCGAATCTCTGATTTTGAAATTCAGCTACAGCCATGAAAGCTTTAGGTGCAAGGTCTTTTAGTTTTTCAAACCTTTGTGCATCAAGTTTTGCTTCTCTTATTTTTGTATCTTGATCTAAAATTCGAGTCTTATAATGCTGCATTTCTGCATCATGATATGCCTTCTTAAATTCTTGATCTAAATTAAAATTACGATCTCTTTGTGTTTCTTCTTTACGAGCATTACTCTTTAAAGTTTCAAGTTGATCGTTTCTATTCTGTAGGTTCTGACTACGGACTTCACGCATTCCCCGTAGGGTTCGTTCGGTTTCGTCTTGTAGTTTCCAAGTTTCATCGGGAACCTTAAGAGGGTCAAAACCTTTGCCTTGGGCGTACCCACGAAAAGATAAGTTCCTCATAATATTTTAAAATAAACTAAATAATGCAGATCCCAATCCAATAGCTATACCTATAGGATTAGCTGTTGCAGCAGCTACACCCACACTTTTTAAACCAGCAGCTGCTCCTATTCCAGCTGTAATTCCGCCTAACGCAGCTCCGGGAAGAGCTTGTCCAAATGACACAGTAGATTGTGTAGCACCTTGTATTGGAGGAGGTCCAACTTGTGGAGCTTGTGGATCTTGATAAATTGTATCTGGTAGTTCAATAGGTCTAAACTGATCAAGATTTAAACTGTCTCTACCTACTGATGGGTCAAGCATTTTTCTAGCTTCAGCTTGTAAATCAGCTTGCTTCTTAGCTCTGTATATATCTTTCATGTTCATGTCAGTTGTCCTGACAGCACTTTCTAAAGATGTTTTAATAATATCTTGGTTAGTTTTAAATCTAGAACCAAGGTTATCTAAATCAAAGTCAATCTTTTTAAGATTTATACCTGTGTCTGTTTGTGCAGCTAATAGATCTTGCTCTAGTTTTTTAACATCAATAGAAGCATTCTCTACATTATTAAATACACCTTGTTTAATTTCATCTAAACCCAGTTGACTTTTAGCATCACTCATTTTTAAAGTACGATCAATTTCTCCAACATTCATCATTGTTCTTTGAATGTTTTGAACAGTACTTGTATCAATCTGCTGTTCTGCCATTGCAGCTCGCTGTACAACATTAAGAGAATTGACTCTATTTTGTTTCATACGTGCGCCAGCAACATCCTGACCTCTTATTAAAGATTCTGCTAGGTATCCGTTATGTCTTCCTAACTCAGCCATAATCATGTTTACAGCTTTACCTTGAGATCTACCAGACTGTGTAAGTTGTGCTTGTCCAGATGCTTTTAAAGCAGCTATTTCCTGATCTTCTATTTGTTTAGCAGTGTCTAAAGCATTTTTGTTTTGCTCGCGCCTTATCATTTCATTCTGGAATGACAAAGCTTGCTGTTGTGTTTTTGAATCTAAATTAACACGAGCTTTAGCAAATCTACTTTCAGTTTCTTTTGAAGCTAAATCTAAATAGGCAGAAGCTTTTTGAAATCTACCTTGTCCTCTAGATTCAAGTATGTCTAATTGTTTATCAGCTGTTCTATAGCCAGCACCTTTAGTACTTTGTTTAAGGTTAGTTAATTGTTTTTCTTTTTGGTACTCAATAGTATTCTCTCTATTAAGTAGTCCTAATTTAGTTTGTGTTTTATTAAAACCAGCTGTTCCGGTAGCTTCATATAAGTCTTGAATAATACCTTGGTTCTGAAATGCAGATTCTATAACCCGTTCATCTAAAACAGCTCTTTCTCTTCCAATATTGTCGTTAAATTCCAGCTCATTAAAATCACGCTGTTCATTATATTGATCAATATTTTTATTAAATATTCTATCTTCTTGTTGCCATTGAAAATCCTGTTGGGCTTTACCCATTTCCCAATTCTGATTGGCAGTTTCTTCTTGGTAATCTTGAGCATTTTGATCAGCTTGTTTTCTAAGATCTAAACCTTCAACAGCATATTCATATTGATCATTAAGTACACCTTTTTTAGAACCATCGTCATCAAAAAGTTGTTGAAAATTACCATCAGCATCTTTCTCTAAACCATATTGAAACTCATAATTCTTCAGATCGTATTCATATTGCTTACGGATCTGTTCATTCTGATGATCAATGATTTTGTTTTGAGAACTTCGACCTCCACTCATTTATGCTCTCCTATAGAAACGTGGTGAATAATATCCTTCCCACATCATTGATGCCAATGAAACAGGGAACGGTGAATCGCTTGAAACTTTTAATTCAAAGTTTGTATTGCGTTGGTGAATTGGTACGGTTACAACTGATTGGTTAGCCAAAGGTACATCATTAGCTAAATAAAAATTAGCTAGAGGTATTGGCTGTACATCGTTATATTCAGTCGCACCATTTCGTTTTAATTTAAAACCTAATACACCAGACAAACCTGTAGAGAACTTCATTCTTGCGATAGTAAGACTAGAAGTAAAGTCAGTCTGTACACCGTTAGGGTCTAGCTTGTAATAAGTAGTTGGTAGTTGTACGTCGAATGTATATTTAAAACCAACAATTACTTTGCTGGCTACACTCGTTAAATTTTTAAAAGGTACTTTGTAGTATGTACCAGTTCCATCTGTAGCAATTGTAGGTGTGATAGTAAATCCAGATTCAACAAAGGTTGGGTTATCTAAATCACTAGCATCACTACCAATCACAAGGACTGGAGACAGTGCAGCTACATTATTAAAAGGTATATAACATTTACTAAATGGGTTAACTGGATCTGTTTGGTCATATACAACTGAACTAGCAGTCGCATATAAATCCATACAAGGGTTCATCTTCTCTCCATCAGCGTTAACAAGAATTGTTTCCTCTGGAGTTTGGTTAAGACTGGCACTCATTAATGTGTACTGTCCACCTTGCATAGTTACTGTGTATAACACATCAGAATCTACAGCTAAAGTCTGTACTAATCCCGGTAACGACCATCTAAACCATGACTGCATGACCTCTTGTTGTCCATCACTATATGTTCTATAGAAATACACATCAGATTTAGTAGTACCCCACATAGCTATGAAGCTATTTTGTGGACTAGCTATAAGATCAGTAATAGTACTTGGAATATATTCAGATACAACTCGTCCAATGTCTAATACACTTGGGTTCATTTCTTGACCAGCTGTTCTCATCTGATAGATCCGTGTATAACCGGGAGTCTTACTGAGAAAAACCATACTGGTTCCATTGTCTACAGGATCAATATTGATATCCATCTCATAGTTTGAGATACCACGAATGATGGTTGTAGTAGGAGTGAATAAACCATTAGGTGCAAACATTAGAAACTGCTGGTTCTTACTAAATAAGATCAAACCCTGTGCAGTTGGTAAGACACCTGTAAGTAAGGTAGGTCTGATACTAGAACAACTAAGATCTACTGGATCAGAAGCTATCTGTGTACGTGCAGAGACATGGTAATAGTTAAAGAACTCATTAGCCTGACTAAGCGAAACATTATCATCAACCAAGAAACCAAGACGGCTACTATGGAAGAATGATTGCTGTATCTTTTTACCTACAAAACTTGGATGTGAGTTAGTAGTATCATCTCCAACTAATCTAGCTGTGTATGTTGCAGCTCTAAAAGTAAAAGCATTAGTACCTGTATTTACCAGCTCGTGTGGCATGGTAGTTGCATTTAATCCAGCAGATACATCCGGAGCTATATATTCTTCCCAGTAACCTACACCTGAAGTACCATTGTCAGCTTTGAATCTGGCATAGTAAGTGTCATCTGTACCAGCAGTATTTAATACCTTAACTTCTCTATGGTTAAGTGATCTGTCTGGTAGTTGAGTAACGTTAGCTACTTGGTTTTGGAAAGTATCTAGTCTTTCATTATCAGCTCCACCTTTACCAGATAAAGTAAATGCACTGGTACGACTGAGTTCTAGAGTAGTATCTAATCTAGTAACTGTTAGTCCAGAGATACTTAAAGCATCAATACTATTTTTTAAATTAGTAAGAATAGTATCTGCTGAAGCTGAATCGTTAGGGGTTGTATAAGTTACTGTGGAACCATTAACTGTAACGCTATAAGCAGTACCTACGGTCACAGCTCTTAGTCTTACAGTTCCAACTTTGTTAGCTGTGAACGAAGGAGCTGCCTGTGTGGTAACAGTAACTGTTTTGTTTGTTATTAAAGTTGTGTCTTGTACAGTCAGTATGTCGTAATCGTTAGCTGTACTTCCTGTTAAATAATTTGTATTAGCCGAAGCTGTATATGTAATTGTTGCTGCTACACCAGTCGTAACGTTCCACACATAAATCGCAGTTCCTTTAATGCAACCTATGTATTTCTCTTCGCCATCTCTGTGTATATAGAACCACTTAGCATTTGTATAAGTATTCTCTGATCCTAAATTTTTAATAAATTTAAAACCGGGTCTCTTTGTTAAACCAAAGGTAGGGTCTGGGTAGGCATTAATTGCATCAACTACTTGTCCGGGTAGTTTTTTAGTATCTGGTTGGCGTGATACACCACCTAAATAATTAGAAACTGTTTGTGTGACATTAGGCATTATCTCTGTAAAGCATGAAATGGTTTGAAGCTTGTATATTTATTTCCATCTTTTCCATGTCCAAAGAAAGTAAATTCACCTTGGTTACATTCATACTCCAAAGCCATAGCTCTCATGTATGCTTCTTTCTCTTGACACATTCTGTATAAGTTAGCGTCACCAACAATTCTGCTGACTGTAAAGCAAGCAGCTCTGGCAACTATGTAATCCTGTACTGGACGAGGTAAGTCAACCCAGTCAAATAACCAGACAACATCACATTTCATTGCTTGTTCCCAAGTTGAACTGTGTTTACGTCTGTCGTATAGTTTTCCGTTTCTTCTTATAACGTCATACTCTTTACTAACTGACTCATCCCTAGCGAGATCAATCTGGAGGATGTTACTTGGTATAAGTATTTCTTTATTTACATCCGGTGTGAATGGATAATTAAATTCTTTATTGAATGTCCAGCCTTCAGATTGGACTTCCCTTGACACCTGTAAAAGTGTATCGTATGCAATCGCAACGTCTGGGTTGGTTTGATCGAGTGTCGTTACAGGTGCTTGACCAACCGTCTGCAATATTTGATTTACTGCTGGTAATTCAACAGCAGAATTTGTGGTAGGAATAGCCATATTAATATAAAAAAAAAGGGAGCCGAAGCTCCCGTATAAAAGTTAGAATGCTGCTGGAGCAGAAGCACCTACATATAATTCAACTGAAGCAGCTGGATTTAGGTAATCCGCACCGCAAGCTAAACGCCCAAGTATTACATCACCTTGGTAAATAACTGAAACATCGCCAGAAGTTACTTGAACTTGTGGTCCGATTGCTTCAACCATACCAGCGGCTTCCTTCTGGAAGATAAGTCCGCATGACTTAGTGAAGTTAGTTTGTGCGCCGTAGTCGTTGTTAATGCCTGTGTCTGAATCTTCAGCATCTTCCATTGTTGGTCCAACGAATGAACCTACATTAGAAGGTGATGTTTCACCAGTTGTTCCACCATAAGCAACACCATACTTGCCAAGGAATGGGATATTCATTGACTTGTAGATCTTGATACCAGCAATCTCGATGATGCCATTACCAGTCTGCAAAGCAGCACCTTGAGCATCACGGTTTACTAGACCGTTAGAACCTACGTTTTGGATAAGTGAATAGTATTGTCTTGGGTTAAGAACACCAACTCTACCTTCAGAGCTAACACCTTTCTCATCTAATGCAGCAGCTGCATCGTAGAAAGCGTTGATTAGGTTAGTAGCACTGTAAGCATCGGAGTCATTTGTAGTTGCTCCAACACGAACTTGTGTACCACCGGGTTCAACAAAGCTAGTCTTTGTGATAGGACTTACAACACGTGCGCCACGAGTGACTGCACGGAATGCAAGACGGTCATATTTTTCAGCAAGAGCGAAACCAATCTTTCTTGAAATCTCTGATCTTAAATCGTAGTGAGCAAGTGTCTCATCTAATTCATAGACGAATGCACTTGAGATTAAGAGATCATCAACTGTGATTGTTTTCTCTGCTACTGGAGGAGTACCGTCGGAGTTACCGAGGATACTGTTTCCGGGAGTATGATATTCAGCAGATGTACGACCTGTATATATGAACTGCAAACTCTTACCGTTGGTAAGGCTTCTCTTCATAATTAGATCCCTAGCTATTGTTTGATGCTGGAATCCTTTGAACATTTCTCCGGAAAATAATTTAAGGTATAACGCGCGTCTATCACCAGCACTATTACTAGCACCCGGCATAGTTACGGACGACTGCATACCTGTTGACTGTTGAGCCATTTTCCTTTAAAAATTGAGGGGTATATTACTTCGTCTTCACATGTGAAAAAGTGTGAGTCTTAGTTAGACTCATTAGATTGTGTGGTCTATCCCACCGTCATGACGGCTAATTGGTATCCGCGTACGGGCAAAAAGCCAAATTGAGTAGGGAGGATTTGCACCTCCCCAAAGATCTACTTGATTACTCTTTTGTAAGCAACGCCACGATATACGAAAGTAACTTCTTTCATGGTTATCTCCATATACTAAGCCCCGTTCCATGCTTAGTTCTCATGCGTCCCCGAAGGGATGAACGGACGTGTCGTTATTTTTTAGTTGTTTTTTTCTTTACTGGTTTCTCTTCAACAATAGGTTCTTCTTTTCTACCTGTTGTTGTTTCTTGCCAGCGTCTTACGTTTGCAGTCATATTAATAAGAAGGATCACCTTCTGGTTCTTTTTTATATGCAGCTTCTAACTGCTCTTTCCTAAATTCTTCAATAAGTTTTTCTGAATCTTCTGGATCATATGAACTGACTCCAGCTTTCATGTTTGAGTTTTGATGTGGCATATTATTCCAGTGGCGAATTACTCCACCACATATAAATAAATTAGTAATTAACGTTAAGTAAATTAATATCTTCTCAACCAAGTTGTGGTGCGGTGAGGGCAACTTCTGTGGATCTAACACTAGCTAAATCGAGTGGGAAATTATGAGCGTTACGCTCGTGCATTACTTCCATACCTAAACTCTGTCTGTTAAGAACATCAGCCCAAGTAGGGATAACATTGCCACTAGCATCAACTACTGATTGGTTAAAGTTAAAACCATTGAGGTTAAAAGCCATAGTGCATATACCCATG